AAAAGCGATCCTGGAGGAGGTGCCTGGCCTTTTAGAGATAGGCTTCACTCCTGTAAAGGAGGAAGCCGATGCTCAGGTCGGCCAAGTCACCGTGCATGTCACTAACGGTAGACTTGACTTCGTCCGGAAGAACGCGAAGACCGACCGCTCAATTGTCGTTGAGGGCTCGCTGAATACTCTTATTCAGCTGGCCATCGGCGACGAGATGAAGCGGCGACTTGCTCGCGTTGGGATAGATATTAGCGACCAATCGATTAACAAACGATTGGCGCTGGAAGGTTCCCTCACGGGCCTTCTAGCGACGCTGGATCTATCGTCAGCCTCCGATACGATTGCGATTGCACTCGTAGCCTACTTGCTTCCCTTCGACTGGTTTGTCCTCTTGTCCCACTGTCGATCTGGAAAGATCGACTTTAAGGGCAAGGAGATCCGGTTGGAGAAGTTTAGCAGTATGGGGAATGGTTTCACATTCCCTTTAGAGACCCTGATATTCTGGGCTCTAAGCTCTTCAGTACGTGAAGATGGTGGTTTCGCCTCCGTTTACGGGGACGACATCGTCGTTAACACGTCAGATGTGGAAGATGTCATAAACATCCTACACGTGTGCGGTTTTTCGATAAACCGTGACAAGAGTTTTTGGACTGGCTCCTTTAGGGAGTCATGCGGTGGTGATTACCTTTCCGGAATTGATATCCGTCCGTACTATCACAAGCAATTGTGTAGTCCGATGGAGCTCTTTAAGTTGCATAATTACTATTACAGGCACTTAGACGTTGACAGGGCCGATCTTGTAAGGGATCGGATAAACCCTGTACTCCGTCTGTATGGCCCTGATGGGTACGGGGACGGTCACCTCTTAGGTGACTGGGTCCCGCGCTACACGCGCAAGCGTGATACCCACGGCTATGCAGGAGCAACCTTCGACACCTATAGCCTCTGTGGACGTTTTGATGTCCGGCAGAAGCGACCAGGTGATCGCGTACTCCCATCCTACTCGATCTACATCTGTGAAGATGAAGTCGATCCGCAACTGTCAGAAGTCTCCTCCAAGGTGCGAAAGTACCTGAAGAGTGAGGCTACTGACTACAGGACTTCTCCCTGGAGCAACCGATTTACTTCGGGCATGCTCCGGTTACTGAAGGACTGTGACATTGCGGTGCCACGGACCCCCTTGCGGGAACGCAAGAGTCCGGCAGATGGAGGTTTCTATAAGGAGGTAGCACTCCCGGGAACCTTCGGGTACAAGAGGGTGTCAATATACACCTTTGACATCGGTCGATAAGACCGAGCGAAA